TATCAGTAAATATTAAATTGGTTAATGACTCATGTAACCCAGACAATTCATATTCAGACTTTAAATTTGAATTACTTAAAAGCTTAACCAACTTATTATTTTCTTTCAAAATTTCTGCTTTGGAATATTTCTCCAACAACTTTAAATTCTCAGATACAAAAAGATTAGCTGACATCATATCAATATCAACTCTATTTTCAATATTGTTATAAACCAAAAATTGAGTTTTTAAGATTTCACTCTCCTTTATGGTTTTGATATATTTTTGAAACAATTTTTTATCTTTAGAATCTTTTTTTGTAAGACCTTCAGCTAATAAATTATTGAAAATATTCTTTATATTACCGAAATTTTTCATGTTCTATTATTTAATATATAAATATCGTTATTACGTTGAAAAGATTAATCTTTTAGCATATCATCGATGTCTTTTATCATATTTGTCACAGTTTCGTTAATCTTAACGTTCTTATCGACTATTTTAACGTTATTCAAAGGCTTTTCTACTTGAGTAACATTTTCAATTAATTTATTAAAAAATCTATTTTGATACTTACTTGACCTAGAATTTAACTTTTCAGCTAATATTCTTTTCTCTTCAACCAATAGTTTTTCAATCTTTTTAATAGCTTCTGATGTTGGTTCTGGAGCCGCTTCAGGAGTTGCACCAGCTTCCCCACTAGCTTCAGGAGTTTCGCCACCTTCAGGAGTTGTACCACCTTCTTCACCAGCACCTTCTTCACCACCAAAATCTAAATCTTCAGGAGATACACCTCCACCACCGAATCCACCGCCGCCGATGCTACCACCGCCGCCGCCTCCAGCTGGACCACCAGCACCTTCTTCTGGTGGAGTACCACCACCTTTAAGTGCTAATTCCATATCACCATAAAGTCTATCAACTACATCAAACATACCAGTATGCTTAATTACATTAGCTGAGTTAGCTAATTCAGCAGCCGCTGCTTTCTCCATACGTTGTTCAAGTAAATCTTGTTTTATATCATTATCGGCCCAGCCAAGGATTTCTCTTTTAGCACGGGTCATTGACATAGCACCAAAACCATTACCAGCATCAGATACAGCATCCTTATAAAGTGTCATCTTCAACTGTAAGTGTTCAATCTTAAGCATTTCAGCTTGTGTAGATGGATTATTAAGTGTTAAAGTAAAGTTATCTAAATCATCTTCAAACCCTAATAAATATAAATGAATAATAACAATCTTATTAAGCTCTTGGAGCATAGCTTGTTGGATACGATTTACAGTTCTTGAGAAACGAATATCTTGTAATGCAAGGTTCTTTCCATCACCAGTTGTTTCATCAAAACCTAAGAAAGGCTTTGGAACTCTTAATGCTGTGAATAATTTCTTTTGTAAATATTCAATATCTGCAATTTGGTCAAGGTTTTGAGCCCCTGGAAGAGTATCAATAGGACTTGGTGCATCTTCAGTTCTAACTGGAATAAAGTAATCTTGGTCGTTTGATAACTGATTGTATCTTAAATCAATCTGACCAGTTTGTGGGTCTACCATTGGTTGACGCTTAAACCTGTTCGCAATTTCATTTACATATGCTTCAACGTCTTTATCATCAATATTACCGACATAAATCTTATAGATTCTACGCTCTGGAGCACGGGTAACACGATATACAAGCATTGCATCTTCTGATAATAATAATTGTTTCCAAATTCTTCTAGCTTTTTCCAAAACTGAAGTACCGTAAGGCAATCTTCTATCATCACCAAGAAGTCTAAAGTGAGCTATTTGCCATGAATTAAATTCAACATCACGACCTCTCCAATAATATTTGGTTTTATCTGTTTTATAATCTTCATCACTCCTTTGAGCAATCATATCAAATAATCCACCATCACGTCTTTCCATCTCATAGTTAGGCATTTGTTTAACACCAACAACACCATTTGAATCACTGATATTTAAATAAACAAAGTTATCACCATACTTACAAGTATTTCTAGTCCACATTGGAAGCGAAGTATGCATATCTAACCTATTGAATAAAAGGTCTTCAATAATACCCTTAACACGTTTGCTATCTGAATACACATTAACCATACGACCTTCACTATTCAAGGTAGTAGATTCTTCCATCATAATATCTAAAGCCGCAGCTATCTCTGGATAGAATTCCATAGCTTCAAAATCTGAATATGAACCAATACGAGTCGTTTCATAGTTTACCGCTTGTTGGAAAAGACCATGTTCAACCTTTTTCCAAACTTGACCTAAATATTTATTTTGTTGAGCTTGTAATTTAGCTTGCTCGTATTCTTTTTTATCACCAGTTTTAAGTAAAACATCTTTACCAATGTTATATCTTTGCGTACCTTGTGCTGGTTGCTGTTGTTGTTGTTTTATTCCGTCTGGACCTAATATTTGTCCTAATCTTTGGAAAATTGTTAAATTTTGCTTAGCCATAATTTTTATTTTATTATAATACATTTATCGGTAAAATAAACACTTTACCTTGAACCACTGAAAAGCCACATATACTGGCCAGTAGGGTCTTGCATGTTTTTAGATACTATTGGGTGAAATTGAGGTGGTCTAGGAGTAGACGTTTTACCTCTTTGACCATTTGGTACAAATCCAGTTCCACGTGAAACTTCCGTTTCTTGTGTGGATAATGAACTACTACCTATCCAGCTACTTAACATAGCCTTAGTTTGTTTTTCAAGTCTTTCAAGATTCTTAAATGAATGCTCAAGAACCCAAAGACACATAGCCAATGCCATGATTAAATCATCGTGATAACCTTCCATATGGTCTGGGCGACCATTCTTATATACGAAGGTTTTCATTTCATTTATAAGTCTTATTGACCTAATCTTAACGGTGTTATTTCTAATCTTTTCTTCAAAGTTTGCTATCATCGCCAAACGAATTGTAGATACTTGAAGACCTGGAACTTTATCATCTTTCTTATAAGCTTCCATTTGTTTCTGTTTGCTTGAAAGTATTTTTCCGTTTGGTGTTTCATAATGCAGACGCTTATATTCAAATTCAATAAGTTTAAGTACTGTTGAAACACCCATACCACCAGTAATATCAACTACTGTATAAGCCTTATAAAGTTCACCATACTCTTCAACTATTTGGGCTAAAAGGTCTGGTTGTATTTTACCTTGGAACTCAACAACTTCTTCCATGGTTGTAAAGTCTAAAATAACCATTGTTGATGAATCCTCACCATCCCCCCTAGATACATCCACACCCATGATATATTGATGACCTTCTTGAGGTTTTTCCCAAACCCATATTTTATTTTCAGCACCTGAATAGAATTCTGGGTCCTTTACGTTTAACAATTCCTGAGCTTGTATATCTGCTTCAGCTATAACGTTACCCCCTGAACCAATAAATGATACATCAAGCTCTTGAGCAATCATTCTAGCATCATTATTCATACCTCTACACATTTCTTCATACCATGAAGATGTTGGTTTAAATCCTTGTGCTATCATGAATCTATATGATTCAAAATTAAATTCTACTTCATATTTTACTTCTTCATCTTTAATCCATCTAAGGTCTTTATTGTACCTTAAATCTTCATACCACTTCATTTCAATTATGTTGAAGTTATTATCACCTTTTTTTGATTGAGCATATGTTTCGTAATAAAGCTTATCCATACCATTTGGTGTTGAAATAAGAGTAGCCTTACCACCAGTACCCAATGCAGTTAAAGCCGCACCAAATACCTCAGCACCATTATCAATATAGGCAGCTTCATCCATTACAAGATATGTTGGTGTAAAACCTCTTAACGCATCCTTTGAGGTTGCAACCGCCTTAACACGACTACCGTTAGGTAATCTAATTTCACCTTTTGCATTTGTATGAAAAATTTCTTTCTTTTCAGCTTTTTCATTACCATAATATTCATTACCCCAAACCCATCTAGGTAATTGTGATAAAAAATCTTTAATTTTAGCTAAAAATTCAAAAGCTAATTCTTGTTTATTCGCAACAATTAGAACCGCTTCTGGGTTATCTTCATCAGCAAGCGCAACCTTTATGGCCATGAATGCAGCTGTGGTTGTTGACACCCCAGCTTGTCTAGGTTTGGTTACAAGATTAAACCTATGTTTTTCATAACAATTTATAATTTGTTTTTGTCTTGGGAATAATTTAAATGGAACAAACCCTTCCTGAGTTTTATCAAAGGTTTGTAAATATGTTTCGATAGCATATATCGGATTCGATAAACACTTACCAAATTCTAATAATATTTCTTGTCTAGTTAGCATACTAATAAATATAGTAAAATGCTGTAAAATGCCTAAAATAAGGGATTTAACAAAAAAGCACTCAATTTGAGTGCTTTATTTTTATAAGAATCTATCGTAATCTTCGTCCTCTTCTTCATGCCCCATGGCCTCATTATAATCCTCAGTTTGAAGGTCTTTCCTGACAGTATCAGCAATATCTTTAACTAATTTTTTACCTTTTTTGGTTCCAGCCATAATCTCTTTCATTTGGTTATGGAATTCTTTAGCAGGTAACTTAGCTAAATCAGAATATATATGATGCTTTAATGTAAAATCATCGGTATCAATTGCGTCAGTAAACTTACCCCATATTGCTGGACCGATACGTAAATCCCAAAGCTCAGCTTCTAAAAAATCCGCTTTATTTATGATAAATTTAGCCATTTTCTTATCTTTTGGTAATCCATGTGCCGATAATAATTCCATAACACCTTTAACAATTTCATGTATCAAAACTGGAAAAACCATAGCTTGAGCATGTATGATTGCTTTAGGATTTTCTTTGGTTGGAAACTCTACTCTAACAACACCACCATTAACACTTTGTTCTAATTTAGGTGCAGTAAAATATATATAATCAGCGGCAGCCATCATCTTGGAATACCTACTAGGTAATTTAGGATTTATTGCAGCTAACTCATCATCAACCAGATGAAACATGTGGTTACATTTTTTTGCTGCACCTTGCATCATTGCGTTTAAAAATCTTCTTTTATAAACTTCATCATTTGCATTTTTGATATCATCATGAGAATTAAACTCCATTCCTTCAACAGGCATTGGTTTTGGATTTCTTTTGGTCCCTTCAATAGAAATTACTGGTGTTAATTCTGCAATTATTTCAACTGCGTCTTCACTCATTTCATATTCTTCTCTTATCATTTTGATTGCTAAATCCTCAAGTTTTTTTCTATCTGATTTCTCCAATGCAACAACTTCATTAACCATTGGCATAAGCTCTTTCATAACCCTATGCTTATCAATTGAATCTACGTCAAATGCCCTTTTATATCTGTTAACTACTTCAGAAAAACGTTCACCCATAATCTTTTGTTCAAATGATGATTCATCACCATCTGGCAACGCTGGATGTTTACCTAAAGAATGTTTCTGTAACCTCAAATCCTCTTCAAGGTCTGGATGCATTCTCTCAGCCATACCTTCTGGATATAAGATACTTTCATTTATCTTATTGGCTGGCTTAATGTTACTAACGGTTGCTAAAGCTTTAGCGACCAAACTTCTATAATCACGCATTATTTTATATCTTTAACTTTTATTGTCTTAATTATTTTTCTACTTTCACTGACATTACCAGTTGCTTGAGATGGTTGAGTCGAAGTTGCAGTTCCAGCACCATTGTTTTGGGTTAAATCTTTAAGTCCAGCAATAAGTTGACTTAATCCAGTTCTTGGAACTCCAATCATTTCAGCAAATGCTGCAATAACTTCTCTTTGAGCAATTGGGGTTGAAATTGATTTAAATATACCACTAGGTATTTTCTTTTGTATAAGCTCAACAAGCTTTTTAGCCTTAGCATTCATTTCAGCATCATTCTCTTGGCCAGTTGGTTGAACTTCATCAAGGTTTTGTTTTCTACCAGCACCGAAAAGAGTTTCATCAACATATTTTTTGAAATCTTTGATACCCATATATTGTTCTTCCTCACTCATTTGAGCTTTAGCTAACTCAGAAATATCCTTAAATTTCCTAGCTTTACCAGTTTTTTTGTTTACAATAAAATGCTTGTGACCAGCAAAACTTGGGTGTTCTTTGCTTTCTTTTGGTTCTGAACTTGTTTCTGGTGTTTTCTCCATAACAGCCCCCTCAGGATTTGATGTATTAGCCTCTGGAGCTTCAGGTTCTTGTACTCCTGTTTCAGTTTGTTGATTATCAAGAGACTTCTCAAATTCGTCAATAAAATGAATTACATTTTTACCTTCCTCATCTATTTCATCTAATGAATAAACCCCAAGAACTTTTTCATTCTGTGGAGTCAAGGCTCTAACCATTTGATAATTTTTACCATTTAATGTAAACGGTTTTGATATTTCATTATTTTCGTCATGAACATCTGAAAGGTATTCAAGCTTTTTAGATACTTGAGGCTCTTCACCTTCAACTACATTAACATTAACGTCATCTCCTTTAAGTTGTGGAACAATTTTGGTTAAATCGTTCTTTTTAACATTCAATGTTGGTTTTTTAACACCATTATCAGGTGTTTTAGGTTGAACAGATGTTGTTTGGTAGCTTTGAATCCCAGTGTCCAAAGCCCCTTCTTTTATTTTATTTTTCATGTTTTTCAGTATTGTATTTTAGTATTAAGTCCTGTTCATATAATTTAGCTTCAACATCATTTTTGGTTTCACCAAATTTAAACGATAACCTATGTTCTGGATAAGAATCTTCCCCATCTATATTTTGCCATGCTAAAGCAATTACACCATCAATGGCATCCCAAACAGAGAATGTATCACTATTTTGAACAACATCTAATTTTAACTCTGACTCCAATCTACCAACATGTTTTATAAACACATCGTGAGGAGGTTCAGGACGACCAGATGCTGGGAAAGTATCCCATTCTTCTCCGTCAATATCTTTGATGGTATCAGAAAATATAAACTCGTAAATTAGATTACCTTTATAGTCCTTACCAACGTGATTAATGTATATTAAATATAAATCTTTCATTATGAAATATATATGTTTAATTCGTAGGTTCCACTATCCATTCTATATATCTGGGCATTAAGTTTAACCCTTTGTGGTTTACCATCTTTATTCAAATCTAATTGCATCCTTTTGGTTATCCCATATGCAATATGGTCGATATCATTCTGACCAAATTCAATTGCATCATAACCTCTATTTATAGCATATTTTTCAATTTCAGTCAATGTAGAAGCTAATGTTTTATGATATATTTCGTAATCAACCTTGCTTTCCTTCATTGCTTTAGGGTCAGGCTTTATACTTGGCTCAACATTTGGTAGAAATGGTGCATCTCTTCTACTTGGTTTAATTGGTGTTTCTTTAGGTTTTACTTGAGGTTTTACTTCAGGCTTAACATCTGGTTCTATAAATTCATCTATCATATCTTCTGGATTAAAAGTTTCTGTTAATTTATTTTTAATAATAGATGTAAAGATACTACTTTTATTTTGAATAGTCAAATGTTCTTTAACTGGTACACAATTAGGGACTTCTTTACCACCCTTTTCTTTCATACCAACTTGCTTATAACCTGTCCAGCAAGGTTCCATTTCATTCAAAGCATCATTCGAATGAGGTTGAAACATATTGTTCTTTTTAGGATTAGCTAAAAATAAACTTTCTTGTTCAAAAACTTCTGAACCTTCAAACATATTTTCACCACCTTCAGTTGGAGCTGTAGCAGGTTCTTGAGGTTGTTCTCCTTGTTCTGGCTTTTCTTCACCAGCAGATTGAATCTTATTGATAATATCATTTTTATCAGCTTCATCCATTTCAGAAGTATGAGTTGCTGACAATAAAGAATTAATCGCAAATTTCTCTAATTGGAAATCTGGTTGACCTTGTTGTTGATTGTAAGTTCTTAATGATTGACCCAACTTGCCTGTAAGCTGTTCAATATATTTTTTTGGGTCTGAATTTTCGTCAGCTTGAACACCAGCATCGAACGGTTGTTTCTCTAAAGGATTAGGAGCAGCAGAAGCATCTTGTGCTGGGCCAGCGGCTGGTGCGGCACCTCCAAAATCTAAATTAGTAGGTGCAGGTTCTTGAGCTGGAGACTGGGCAGGCTTCGACCCACCCATCTTCAACTTGTATTTTGTTTCGTTTATTTTAGTGTATAGACTTTTTTTTTATTACCTACCACTGATTCGATAATTGAATCCATATTTGCAATTGACCTAGCAATAGACAATTTGTTTTCATACATAGGTCTAGGCGTAGCAATTGGTCTTTCTTGCATCATATCTTCAACAGCTTGGTTAAATTCATCCAGAGGTTCATCATGAGTTCCAATACCAGCCATTCTATCCATACCCATACCTTCTCTTTTTTCAAAAGTTTCTGGATTACGATTTTGTTTATTAGCAGTTGCATAATATGCTTGTTCTCCACCTTCAGCACCATATTGGTCTTGGAAATTATCCATAGCTGGTTTATCGAATTCATCCATACCCATACCTTCTTGTTCCATACCACTCATGCTAGGTGTACCACATTCTGAACACATACCTTCCATTACTGGAGCACCGCAACATTCACTCATTTCACTACCTTCCATATTTCCACCATTCCCAAAACCAGAGTTGGTTTGTTGATAAAAAGATGCAACATCTTCTTTAAGTAATCTATCACTTTCGAATACGTTGATATTATCAGATACTCCATAGGCTTCATTAAGACTCTTAAATTTAACACTTAAATGCTTAATAGCCTTAGCATATGAGCTATAAGCTTCAGATTTCTTATTTTTAAGACCACCAATATAAGAAAAATCTTCAACTTGAAGGTCTTTGGTTTTATTGGTAGTTTTGATATAATATTCGTGATTTTCTCTAACGATACCATAAACTTTACCATCAGGTCCTTTTTTGGTTAATTCCACAACAGAGTTCTTTCTGTTTTCATTAACTGAGCTTACACCCATTAATGCTATCATACGGTCAGTTATTTCTTTACCTTTAAGTCCAACTGGTACTATTCTATCTTTCATGTGTTTAGTTTTTATATAAATATCTAATTATTTGCCAATATTACATGAATATTGGATTATCCCTCTTATTGTCAATGGTTTCACCTAATAAACAACAATAAGTTCCACCACTTACGCTTTTTATTTTGATTTTAATAGATGAACCATCACCTATGTAAATTGGGCCTTGTCCGTTAATCATAACGGTGTCATCCCTACCTGCAAATATTTCAGTGTATGTGTGTGCGGTAAAATTTGCTAACGCAACTGGGACAATTATTGAGTGAATATCGTTTAATAATGGCATAATTGATTTTTATTATAAATATTCATGAAAACAAAAAAAGCACCAAAAAGGTGCTTTTTTATTTAATTTCGTATTGTAGATTACTCCACAATGTATTTGATACCGCCTATAACTAGCCATTTGATTTCAGTGATGTTAACCTTTCTAAGATTAGAACCTTTACCATCATCTTCAATATCCATGTCAACTACATCGTAGAATCCACTTACTGAAGAGAACTGAACCTTATAACCTCTCAGAACTCTTTCTTCTGGAGTTTCTATTTGATTAATTGGATTATCCTGAACCACTTTAAACGCATCTTCAAGAGTTATTTTACCAGTACCTACTTGAGCCAAAGCATCTTGGATTTGTTTATCCTTAGCAGCTGTGAAAGCTTTTTTGGTTAATGCTTTTCCTTTCTTGTTAAAGCATACTGAAAATACTTCAGTCGTGTGGATATCAGCCCAAATACTTCTAATACCCTTTAATTTAAGGTCACCAGCTCTAACTTCAGAGTCAGCTTCTAATGTACCTTTCTTTTTAGCGTCATCAATTTGTTTTTGAGTCCACTCTTTGTCTTCTACACCAACTTCTATTTCTTCTTCGAATTGGTCAGCTGTTTTTAATAGCTCAGTTACATATTTAGAATCCAAGTTTACAACTTGTGCTGACTCCAAATGCTTAAATTGGTGAGCGTTATTTTTTTCTCCTAGATAAACGTAGTGACTTTCTTCACTGAATACATCCCCTACGTTAATTTCTGCGATGTTTAGTGGTTTTCTTTGTACTGCTTCCATGTTTTTGTTTTGTTTTATGAAAAATTATTAATTGACTGTTTTTGTGTAGAATGCTGTTTTAACTTCTTCACCTCTTGATACCGATTTAGAATACATTTGTCTAGCTAAAACTGTTGTATCAAATGACCTTTTAACATCAGCTGCTGTATTGTTATGCACCAATGTATTAGAAATGTCCATATGTAAGCTCTGAATAGCATATGCTACTTCTTGTTTGGTTCCAATAAAGGTTACTGTAACACCTTGTTCTTCCAATTCTTTAATATAAAGACCTAAAACATTAGGTTCTCTGTATTTACCATTTGATGAATTTTCACCACCATCAGTAAATATATTCACTAAAATCTTGTCAGCTACATTGAATTTACTTTGACGAACACCTACAATATATTCTAATGTTTCACCGACAGCTTGGTTTAGTGGTGTCATACCGTCAGTACCCATACCTTTATAGGTTTTAGGGATTTTTGTAGCTACATCAAGTCTTCTTGATATGTTATGACCTTCGAACTCCACAATTGTAACTGTGTTTTCGGAATCAGTATCATTTGCGATACTAACTAGTAATTCATTTAAACCAGCAATTGCATTCGTATATTTGCTACCTGACATACTACCAGATGCGTCAACGATAAATACATTGTGGATTTTTGATTTAGATTGATTCTCGTTAACAGATACAGCAACAGCAGGTTCTGAAACTTGAGTCAAATTTGGATTTTTTCTCGCTCCTTGTACTCTCATATTTTTTAATTCGTTTAGATATACAAATATACGAATTTAATACGAAAAGTCAAGTTATTTAGTAATTTTATTACTAAATAAATGTGAATAAAGTAAAGTTGTTTTCTTGGTCTAAAATAATTGCTGTCCTACTCTCAACCCAATCACCAGAATTTAAATAATGACCATTTTCTAATTGTATATTTGCAGGTTGATGTATATGTCCACATATTACACCTTGACAATTATGTTGATGTGCTAACTTGATAGCTGCCGTTTCAAAATCATTAATATAATTAGTAGCAACTTTAACTTTAGCTTTAATATCTTGAGATATTGATTGATAAGGAAGCTTTCTGAATGTCCTGTAATTATTGTAAACTCTGTTAACCCATAAAGCCAAATCATATCCGATAGAACCTAATTTAGCAAGCCATTTATATTTTGTTATAAATACATCTATAATGTCACCATGGAACACATAATAACTTTCAGTCTCATTAATATTTAATTTATAATCTTCTCTGATTTCAATATGTCCAAAATTAGTGCCAATAAATTCTAATAAGAATTCATCATGATTACCTCTTATTAGTATTATTTTAGTCTTATGAGATATTTTAAGTAATTTAGAAATAACCTTGGTATGATTTTTTTTCCATTTTGCACCTCTATTTAAAGCCCATCCATCTATTATATCACCATTAAGAATTAATAATTCAGTTGGGTTAGCATCTAAAAATTCTATAAATTCTTTGGTTTTAGAGTCTTTAGTACCTAAATGTAAATCAGATACAATTATAGCCTTATTTTTCATAATTAATTCCAATAGTTGTAATCATTTTTAAACCATTCGTCATTATTTCTATTTAACCATGAATTCCAAGCTAATTTAATCATATACCAAGTACCCTTTTTTATAAATCGTCTAGCTGAAGTATGTATATATGTATTAACTATTTTAAATTTTTTAGGGGATATTTTAGAACTTAAATGATAGTCTTCAGCTATCTTATCTTCTTCATTAAAACCACCTAATTTCCAAAAAGTTTCAGTTTTAAATAGCATAAATCCACCGATAGCAAAAGGTTTGGTAATTGAACTAAACCATTGAACTAAATCAAATCTACGATATATCTTATCATATTTTTTTTCAATAGTGTGAAATTTACAGGTAACCAAATCTAAATTATCATTAATAATTACCTTAAGGCATTTATTGATACTATCATGCTCACGAAGATATATATCAGCGTCTAAAAATAGAATATAGGGTGTTTTGGCTAATTTAGCACCTTTGTTACGAGCAATAGCTGGTAAACCACCACTAATAACTTTGATTAACTGCGGTGAACGATTTTTATAATTCATTAAAATTGTTAAAGTATCATCAGTAGATGAATCAGCAATTATTATCTGACAATCAATTTGTTGTTTAGACAATAATTTGAGTGTAGTTAATATCATTCTACTCTCATTCTTACAAGGTATTATAATAGTTAATTGCTCATTCATTTACAATATTTTTACGCTAACCGTTATTTTTCTTATCTAATAGTTCTTCAACATCCTTTTCAATTACATCTTCTTGTGCTTCAATATGCTTAACCAAACGGTCAATTTCTTGAGTCATCTTGAACATTTCATCCATCATTTTATCTGTCTTATCCGAAGCTTTCCTAGCTGTATAGCCTAGCACTGGAAGTGCAATACCTTGGAAAACTACAGAGCATAAATATTGAGCCCAAGTAACAAGAGTTGTTGGAGCACCAGGGTAAAACAATGGAATTATAACCAATG